AAGAACCAAAGTATATCTCATTAGCTAATTTAGTAGAGTCGGAGTCTGCAGTAATTCTCTCTATTTTTATACCTATTTGTGTAAATCCCGCAGTCTTCCAAGCAGTGGGTATATCTAGTCTAAACGCCCTCTCGTACTTAGAGCTAGTTTTACCATCAAAGGTAGCGGACTTCATTAGTACCCAAGAGCCACTGTTATCCTTTTCTAAATATATTTTGAAAGATACAGCAGAACCGTGTAAGTCTCCCTTATCATTATCCCCATCTAAAAGAGACGGGGTGTAAACTACTACACGTACTGCATCTACAGTAGTGGAACTAAAGGTCTGTATGATTGGTCCCGGAGAAGATACCTTTACTTGCACTCCTACTAATACTAAAGCCTCTGACCCTGCAAACCCTGGAATATATGCTTGGGAGTTTGTACCTTCTCTTATAGCATAAGATACATCTTCAAAATTATAAATACCTGCAGAGTCCTTCAAGGGAGTATCGTTTAAATATATAGACTTCTCTCCATCAAGAAGTCCTACTATTTCCCCTTCTGATATTAAATCAACTGTTCTAGCCTTTGAGGTGGAAAATAAGGAATCATCATCCTCTGTAGGAGTGCCTCCCCCTCCTCCTTTACCTCCACCTGCACCTCGTACTCCATTATAAGTACTCATGGGGTATAATCCTCTGGTGTAACTCCCGCACTAATTACGGCACCTCCAATCATTAGTTGGCCATATAATACAGGTATCGCCACTCCCTGTCTTATAGTATTAGTGGCTCCATTGAATGAGTAGTTCTGTGCTTTCTCCGCTACTGTAGGAGGCTCCGGAGTTGTAGATAACATAGCGGAAATCCCGCCTAATACTAACATTGCTCCAAACTTTGCTGCCATTAAAGACATTCCACTTAAATTTCCCAGGCCTATGGTAAACTGAGCGCCATAACTTAGAGAGCTCATAGCCGTAGCTGCTGTTGCACCTCCTGCAGTACCTGCAGCTGTAGCCGCCGCCTGAGCAGTTGCAATAGTAGAAGCACCCATAGTCATTACTGCTGCGTAAATCATGATAGCTCCAATTATAACAGTGGCTAACTTAGACTTAGCTCCCCCAATTACAGGAACAATTTTAATATCCTGTCTCCCCGTAGGATTGGATAGCTCACCTAATACGTTATCTAGCTCTTTCTTGCCTACTAGTACCTTGTACCCTACACCCCTCTCTGCAGAGGAGGCCATAAACCCTTTAAAATCGGGATTATTAGCACAAAGGGCTCGTATAGCTTCGGCAGGTGAACTGATATCTAAAGACCAATCTTTCCCGTACTTCTCCGCTAGTTCTCCATATAGTGTTACTTTTTTTAACATAGTGATTTGTGCCTTAAGTGATGCGTGGTATGCTTTCTCCAATATCCTCCATAAAGTTCTCTATTAGATAGTCTACCGTGTATGTGATGTAAAATTTTATCATTGCCGATGAAAACTGCAGCATGGTTTGGTACAGGTGAAACTAATTTTATAAGAAATATATCATATTTTCGTATATCATCTTCCTCTTTTATCTGTACAAAACCTTGTTCCTTGTAATTTTCTAAGTATCTGTTCTCTCCTTTATCCCACCAGCCATCTTGACCACTGTGACACTCGAAATCTATATTTAATTCTTTTTTATAATAATCTCTAAGTAGGGTACAGCAATCCAAAACTCCGTAACTGAAATGCCTTCCTACCATAGGAGCTTCGTATCCTTCCGGCTCCCAGCTGAATAATCTATTACCTGGCCAACTTAAAATATGCCAAGGTTTATTTGTGCTCTCACAAGACACTTTATCTGCCTCTGACGGCTCACACCCTTCATTTGGGTGAGAGTGGCATATGCCTATAATATTCCCTAGATCCTCTGCGGCTGCGTAGCTTATAGGGTCAATTATAAAATGTTCCTCCGCAAGTTCCGCAATATTATTAGCAGGGAAGTACCTTTCCTTTTTACCTACTCCTACAATAAACCCACATGCTTCTTTTGGATATTCCTTCTCTGTGTGCTCTCTAAACCCCTTTATCGTACTCTCATTCACCCTACATTCAACCCTGCTCCTGGGAAGCCTCCGAAAGGGCTTTCACCAGATTCTGGGAATCGTAGCTCACATGCCGTAAAAGTTTTAGCACACACATCCTTAGCAACGTCTGTAACTACGTTATTATTAATATCCCAATAACTACTACCAGAGTACCCACACTCTACTCCTTTATACAACCAAGGACACGAGTTAGCTACTACAGTTCTAGAAGGTAGTTTTACTCCGTAGATATCATGTGCAGCGGTTAACTCAAACTGTATGTGGGTCCGAGTCTCCACAGCCTTACGGTCTATATACCAAATCTCGTCTGAGAAATGTGCAGTATCATCTGCTATAGCCGAAACGTACCATATACCTGGTCCAGTTGCCGCTTCACAAGTAGTCTGGTTGTATACTGTCCAAGTACCTGCAGAACCATTTTTATTCACATCTAAACAGTCTGATTTACTGAGACTTGGATCTGATCCAGACTCTCCGGTGCATACCCCCGCAACGGGGTACCCATCTGTATAACAATAAGAATCTAGATACTTAGCAAAAGTTTTTTTCCTAGTTACTTTACCACCTACTAAGTCATCATAGTTTGCTATCACAGAGGAGAGAGTACCTGTTATATTAGCTACTGTAAGCGAGGGCCTAGGGATTGCTCCTTTTCCAGAGAACTCGAAACCGTCTGCCTCTATAGGGAAGGCCGAGTACTTATTTCCTTGCCACACAATCTCCTGAAAATTCTCATTATGCCCAGAGTGCCATCTAAACACGGGCTCCGTATCAGGAGCNGACCCTGTTGATATATCTAATTCGAACAATTCAATTATTGTTCCAGGTTCTAAACCGTGAATATCTGCTGTAATTTTATCAGACATTATATCTCCTATGGTTCAAATACTTTAATAAAAGTTGCTGTTACAGTTCTAATTCCAGATAGTGTCTCTTGAGCAGTCCACTTATCGCACACGTACTTTTTATACGGGTATATAGTGTAAACCTCCGCACTAGATAATACGTCTGCAGCTAATGATAGTTGGGTGGCGCTGTCTATTGCAGTAACCGTAGTAGTTGTAGGGGTAGAAGTAATAGTTACAGTAGGTACTGATCCATACCCACTACCTACATTTGTCATTGTAACCGATGTTAATGTTCCAGCTGCAGATACAACAGCAGTTCCTGTAGCGGTAGTACCACCGCCTCCAGGAGGAGCTATTGTAACAGTAGGAAGAGCAGTAGTATTGTACCCCGACCCTGCAATTATACTACCAATACTAGCTACTGTTAAACCAGATAAAACGGCAGTTCCCCCACCTCCAACTCCTCCAGAATCTGTAACAGTAGTATTTAAATATCTAGAAGTAAAGTACTGAGTAGTATCAATCAACTTCTTGGTTGCGGCACTAGTAGTAGTACTAGCAATATCGTACCCTGTAGGGTACCAATCGAATGCAGTTACGCCCCCTTGGTCCTCTAAAAACTTTACTATCTTATTAGCTTCTGCGGCCGTACGGTTCTTCCAAACTAGATTCCACTTTTCGGGGAGGTTATTAATGCCGGGGGATACCCTTTGTTCGTACCCATCCCCATAGTTAGCCCTTAGTACCCTAGGAGCTTGCTCTGCTTTTAGTCCCCTATCTGGATTAATGTTTACTTCTGTGTTAAAATTTGCCATATTTAATAACTACTTAGTAGTCCTCCCGGTCTCTTCTGTTCTACTAGTTCTAGTTGCACCGCTTGTGAAACCATATAACCAAGTTGTTTAGCTGTATCTCCATTCATTCCAGAATTAGTATCAGATTTAGCATTTCCATCACTATCAATTGTAACATTAACTGTAATATTATTTTCTGTGCCCCCACCGTTACCTCCAATTACCGGAATGGACTTTCCATCAGGTAAAGGAACTACAGCTTCATTATACTTGCCTTCGCCTACTAAACCTAGAGTAGGTCTATTTACTACACCACCCTTAGCGAACGCTCTGAAGCCTCCTTTAGCTATACCACCATTAGCGAATAGTAAACTCATCCAATCAAAGTCCATTACAGCATCAACCGCTTTATCCGTAGCTTTAGACAATAAAGAGGTCGCGAAACTGCCCGCCAAGTTACGAGTATTTACTTCTCCAGAAGTTATTAACTGTCTAACGCCTTGCTCCGCAACTCCTTTAGCAGAGTCTGCTATACTTAAATCAAGGGCATCACTTTTAATTTCATCTGTATTTACTACTTCCACCTTATTAGCACCATCTCTACCATTAGAAGAACGTATAGCTGCATCTAAAGCTAAAGACTGTTGTTCAATGGGCGGAGTATTAGTGACAAGATCTGTCAATAGGTTCTCTAATATAGTCTGATGTTCTGTTTTAGGCCCTATTTCTCCAGGGCCCAACATATTATTGCCTTGTAAAGTGCCGTCTGCTAATTTAGAGGGGGTCAAACCAATTAGTGTTACACCTATTTTTTTAATCTCAGGCAGCCATTCGGTAATAACTCTTATAAAAGCCTGTATACCTGGGTTAGATGCAGGAACTGCAGGCTCCTTGTACGCCATATTGAATTTTCTATAAGACTCAGGATGCTGAATGTACGGTAAGCCCCTCTGAGTACCATTTAAGGGGCCACCTTGTTTTTTAAACATCTCTCTAGGGGAGTTAGCATCTCTAGTACTTCTATGGTCACTATAAGGGTAGTTTTGCAGACCTTTAGTACCTTGTGATTTCTGTATCTTTACATCATTAAGTACTTTCTTGGCTTGCTCTGCTCCATCTTTTATAGCTTTATCCCAAATCTTTTTCTGCCAGTCTGGCATATCTCCTGCAGAGGCTACCTGTAAGTATACCTTCCCGGCAAGAGGATCTTTCTTTGATATATTAAATTTTTCGTATATATTATCTAAATCATGCTTAACAGGCTGCCCCGATTTAGACCCCTCAGGCAAGTAGCCCTTATTGATAAAGTGGTCTACATAGTTTTGAGGTAGTTGATCAGGTTGAGGTTTTCCTTTTCTATTTTCCTTTTCTAGCTGAAAATCATAATACTGGGACTTTGGGTGTCCCCCAAACATACCAGTATACGGTAATGTAGTCTTCCCTTCTTTCTTATACCTCTGTTTAGACACTCTTTCCATGATTTCCATAGGGGTACCTTCTGCATCACTAAAGAATCCTCCCTCTGAGTAAGCTAAGTTAGTACCCGTTTTTCCACCTGGATTAATAAGAGCGTCCGCTATACGGTTGAGTAATTTTTCGGCGTGTATGTCGTGTACATAGGCGGAGCCAGGAGTGNTAGCTGCGGCATCGGCCTTTGCTTTATCAGGAAATGCAAGTTTCCACGCCTGTTCTATAGTTTTTTGGGTTGCTGAAGGAGATATCAAAAATCCTTTGGCTTTAAGGTCCTTAAGCATTGTAGCCGTAGCCGTAGCCGTAGCCGTAGCCGTGATATTGGTCTCTTTATTAGCATCCGTTATGCTCTGTGACCTTGCTGCTGCATTTAGTGTTTCTTCGTCCACATTTTTTGTGAACTTCCACCCCATTGCCTCTAAAGATGACTTTAGTCTATTATTATTAATATTAATAGAATATGTAAGATCTTTAATAGCCTGCGTAAGTAGATTAAATACTTCGTCCGGGTCTTTCCCAAATAAATTATCTGCTAAGTCTTTGCTACCAAACTTCTCGAATAACCCTGCAACCATTCCTCCACGACCTGTAAGCTGTTCATTAATCATGCTTCCAGCCCATCCACCTATAGCGTCTGCTCCGGCTTTCTGAGCTACCTCTAAAGGGGATACATCGTTTTCAATACCTTGAATATAATCAGAAACTGCCTGACTAATACTAGGAGTTACTCCGCTTGAGAAAGCTGCTATAGCGTCTCTATACGGTGCGAAATCTCTGAATTCTTTCTCTTTTGCCTCAATCTGGTGGGCATTTATAAGTTTAGACAGGGTAAGCTGCTTCTCCATCGTCTGTAACTGCTCAAGCTGAAAGTCTACCCCTTCCTGTGCATACTGTCTCTCTAGTTCTACAATTCTTTCTCTTTGATCCAGCAAGTCTGGTAGCATTTCTAAATTGACTCTTTCGTACTCTAGCTTGGAGCGTTCTGCTTGTATTGCTTTTATTCTATCTTTTATACTATTTAACTTAGTGGTTTTTCTAGTAAGTAGGAAGGAAATCTTAGCGTTGGCTAGCATCTTTGAGTTTGCCTCCTCTTGTGCAATAACAAATTTAGCTATATACGCAGAGGCCTTCTCTTGTGCTCGCATGTCTGTCTTCATCTTGTCTAAGTCGACAGCTTGTTTCGCTCTAAGATCTGTTAGATGTTTTTCTACTTCTACGGCTCTGTCGGATAAAGGGTTGCTAGTATTACTAGCATTAATAGCCCCTAGTCTTGCAGAAGACAGTGCCGCTCCGCTTACACTTATAGCTGCCTTAGACGCTAGAACACTAGCTTGAAGCTTAATATTAAACCTTCCGTATTCCGTATTTAGACGTTGCCACTTTGAAATAAGGTCATCTACTACAGCTCCTTGCCCCTCAAAATTTGAAGTAATAATATTCGTCGCATGTGCTAAGCTGTCACTCTCTTTAGATAAAGGGTCCATAGACTTGAGTATCTTTGTATACTCTTCAGCCATTCGCGAATCCTTGACTTTTTGTGCTTGTATTGCTGTGTAGTTTAAGTCTCTAGCTTGGTCTTGTAATCTTTTAGATACTAAGTATATAGTACTAGCTTCTTTATGTCTTTGGGTAGACATCTTTTCATTAACCCTTAAAGCGGCTGCTTGTTTCTCTGTTAGAAGGGATATCTGACTGTTTAGGTCCTCTAGCTCTGCAGGTTTTAGTGTTTTAGTTTTCTTATCTAACTGTGATAGTATTATTAGCTCCCCTAGTTTCTGTGATAGAACCTGAGCTTTGGAAGAGGCTATTTCTTCTATAAATACACCTGGATTTATTTTTGTTAGCTTCTCAACATTCTGTTTAAGTGCAGCTATAGTAGTATTTAGTCGGGTAGCTTTATCATTAAAGTCGTTAAGGTCTCCTCCAAACAGCAAAGGCATAATACCCTCAAAGCTATCCAGCTTATGTAACTTCATCACGTTTGTTCTTATACTGATAGCTAGTTTAGCTAGAGCGGCTTCACTGTTTTTTATTGTCTTTTCTAATTTCTTAACATCAGATTCTGAGCCTTCTCCTAATTTTAGAGCTGACATGTCTTTCTTAAACTTCTTTAGCTGATCTATCCTAGAAGTGTAATCTTCTGTCTGTGCCTCAGATACTCCCACCTGGGAGAACCTTCCCTTTTCGAATAATCCTAAAACCTTATTAGATTCTG